ATCAAAAATGGACGCTGACAACATTCCAGTATCTACCCTCCTTCCTAACGGTTATTTGTTTGATGTGGCTCATGACCTTGTGTTGGTTCACAAGATCCGCTGCATAACTAAGATCGTATGGCGTTGGTGTGCCTGACTGTGTCAGGGCGTTCCACTTCTTGGTGGCTACCATCCCTGCCTTACCCCGCATTCCCAGCATGATAGGCATGCTCTGTGGCCAGTATTCGCCAGGCGTGGAGAACATCACGTTGAGATAGTCGTTACCGTTCTTGGATGTCTTGATCTGCGCAGACACAAAGTCGATGTTCTTGATCTTCTCAACCTTTTGAGCAGGCTCTTCTAGTTCATCTGACAGCACATTGCCTTGTGCCGCTTCGCGTGTTGCAGCTGCATCCTTCTCTTCTTGATCTTTGCGCTCTTGGTCAAGCTGATCCAGCAAGTCCTGCTGACGCTGAAGCATCTGCTCCACGCTGTACCGAGGCTCTTCACACTCCACGCAGTTGCGCGCATCCATGTCATTCACGGCATAGCAGTGGTCGCATACCCAGATCTTCGGTTCATCCGATTCATCTTCTTGTGGTCTCTCTGGCCTAGCAGTATCGATGCAGCCATGGCGCATCATGTTCTCGCCATAGTCCAGCAGCATGCAGTCTTTCTTGTT